AACTTTTTGTTCAACTTCACGATTATTAGTTTCATCACTATTAATTAATTCAACTAAATAATCACCACCCAATACTTCTCTAATAAGTTTCACAAATTTCCCTTGTTGAGTCTTATCTTTAGTGTTTGCGAATATATGAGTAACCTTTCTTTCAGCTTTTGTCATATCCAATTCTGCAAGACCAATTAGTTCTCCTCCATAAAGACCAAATAAAGATTGGATTAATGTTTTTAACACCCCACGTGATAAATCAACATCCATAAATAATTTATTCCAATCTGTACGATATTCGTCAGGTAGTGTGTTGAATCTTTCAACCGCACGTTCCAAAGAAAGTCTCATGAATCGAGGAATAACAATTTCTTCAACAGATTTTTTACTCTGTTCTAATGTATATTTTTTTCTAAGTTGTTCTAATATTTTTTCCATATCCTTCAAATTTTACTCAGCAAAGATAATACTTATTTTTTAAATCAATTAAGAAATTTTTGAATTGGGTGTACACCTTCTTTAACCATCAACATATCAGTATAAGACCAACGTATAATATTATCATCAATATGTTCTAAAGGTGCGATTACTTTATCAATTGCAGTACCGGTCATATAGACATCTAACCCACAATTTAAGAATTTGATGAAATCTTGACTGGTTTTACGGTGGCAACCAAAATCCGACTCATCAATAAAAGACACTTTTTCGTTTTCAGGTAAATCACTAATAAATTTATATTTATTTTCATAATCCGAAGTGTGAAGGGATATTGGTAAAATAATCATTTTATTACCATATTCTCTCTCAAAAATACTATTAATATCATCAGTTTCACGAACAAAAACCATATTATCCGTAAATGATTTGAATTGGTAAAATTCTTTTTCAAAACTACTTAACGCATTAAGAATAAATGCAGGTAATAATGTGACTTTATAGTTATAATCAATAAATAAAGTTTTAATTAGGTCTAATGTCCAAAGAGTTTTACCGAAACGTGGTGCCAACTCCAACGCAAATTCTTTCTTTTGATTGAGGTTGGATTTTAATTTTTCTTCAAAAACCATTTTTATGTAGTCTTGATAAAATCTTGGTGAGTACTCTTTTGATTGTTTGTTATTAGACTCAGATAAGATTCTAAGTAAAGAGGATATTGCATCGTCGTCAGAGTTAAATCCCGAAAACCATTCGCTACCACCCTTATTAACTCTTATATAACCTAGTTCCTCTAACTTAACGTGTATATAATGGTCAGTCTTTTCCGACTCAACATTATAAACCATCTCAAGTTCTTGTGAATTTCCCGTTTGTTGTTGTCTCACTCTTCTTTCCGCATCAAGAATTGTCTGACCAAATTTGTATTGACCCTTCTCACGGTCAATTTCTGTGGTGTAAATATAAATTGTATTTTCCATATTTTTCATACCCTTTTATTTTAGAGTACAAAGATACAATTTTATTTTTAAATGAATGTTTTTATTTTATTTCATAATAATATTCATCTATTTCCCCTCTCAAATCACAGATGTCTTTATCCATAGGTAATTTGATGATTTTAATTTTATTGTATAATGTCCCTCCGTTTAACTCGTGATATAATTTAACCCCATCGTTCCACGCATCCCCATCTGTACAAATAATAATATTACCTTTAGCGTTATTATACAAAGTTTCGAATAATAAACTACTCATTTTCTTACCCAACATTACAATCGGATTATCCAAAAAGAAACTATCAAATACCCCCTCACATAAGTAAACATCTTTATTCCAGTCAATTATACCCTCATTGAATATAATTTCGTCTTTGGCTGCGGTTGGGTTCTTATATTTCATTTTACGTGGCACCCATGACCTCGCAACAAAATAGTTAAGAACTCCCTCTTTATTAAAAGATGGAACAATTATTCTATACGCGAAATCACCAGTGACAGTATAACCTATTTTATATTTCTTAATTATTTCATCGGTAATACCTCTCGATTGGAGATATCTGTAAGCTTCAATATGTGGAATAAATCTTGGATTGGAATCTTCAAAGGTCGTATAACCCTCAGGTAGTTTTAATTTTGGTTTCTTGGCTTCCTGTTGTTTTAACTCTTCAGGTTTGATTAAATTATAAACTTTCTTTTGGGATTTTGTTCCGTGTTTATCAAATAATCTACCTAAAGGTCCTTGAGTTCCTAACGTTTCTCCACAAGACCAACACTTGTAAACATGTTTGGAATAATTAATTTCAAGATTTCCTTTACCATCGCCATGGTCTAATCCCTTTTCCGCCGAACACACGGGACAGTCAAAAGATATTTGAGCCTTGGTCTCATAGTGTTGTTTCTCATTACCTAAAACATCTCGAAGTAATTCAACTAAAACTTCAATTTCATCAGTCATTATTCAATAATAATAAAGAAATTCAAAAAACCAATTTTTGGATTTATTGTTCAAAATATTTATTATTCATAGAATATTTATCATTATGGTAATATATAAAATTTCAAATACAGTAAACGATAAAGTTTACATCGGTCAAAGTAGGGGCGATGGAAAAAAAAGATGGGGCCAACATCAAAGGAGTGCATTTAACCCAAATTCAGAATTATGTGTTTCGGGAAAACTTTATGATGCAATGAGAGAATTGGGTCAAAAAGACGAAAATGGTGAAAACATTTGGAAATTTGAAATTTTACATTCCGGAATTACGGATTTGACCAATTTAAATCTATTGGAACTTCAGGAAATTGAGAACCATGATAGTTTTCGTAATGGTTATAATGACACTCTTGGTGGTGCGGGAACGACCAGAAGTTGTAAAGCCAAAATTAAAGTCGAGAGTAAGCCAAAAAAACTTTGGTGTAAATATAATTTAGATGGTACATTTACCGGTAATTGTTATAAAAATCAAGCTGACGCCGCGGAGAGTATAGGTCTTAAGTCTCAAAGTAAGGGTTGGATTGGTCATTCTACGAAATGGCAAAAAGGGAATGGTGTTTGGGGTGATTATGGGAATCTTAATGGGTTTTTGTGGTTAGACATAAAACCAAATGAACAACCCCCTCAAATTATCACATCATATGATGAATTAAAACAGACGGAGAGACATCAAACACAATCAACAAGGGAATTCTCACCGTGTTCAAGACAAAACCCTGAGTGTAAAATAGCTCAATACACAATGGATGGTGTTTTAGTGAAAGTGTGGCCAAACAATGTATTTCAAATTGAGGATGAAACGGGTATTACCGGAATTAGCAATTCTTTAAACGGTAACGGAAACACGGCTGGTGGATTTTGGTGGAAATGGTATACAAATAATGACGAGATAAAAAACAACATAAATATAATTTTTTCATCACTTAAAGACGAAAATGGTAATAAAATTAACACCGAAATATTTCAAAATGAACCAGTGTTAAAAATAAACCCAACAACAAAAAAGGTTGTTGAGTACGATTCAATACAGAAAATACCAAACACCTCCCACATAAATAGGTTTAATATTTATTTCAAAGCAATATCAAAAGATAATGAACCTTATAATGGGTATTCATGGGTCTTTAAGAAAAATTTTAATGATGTTCCCGTAAATGAATCTATTAGAAGAATAAAGGATTTAATATCAAAAATATAAGATTACAAAATTTATTTAATTGTAAAATACCCTAAAGTACGGGGATATATGTTCGTAATATTATAATAATACTTTTACATGTAATAAAAATAAAAAAATTTGAATATCCTAATCTTCTATTTCGTTGGTTACGATATGTTTTCTCCACCACTTTTTAAATGGGTGAGTTTCAGGAATTTTGTTTTCGATAACATTTAATGCAATAAAAAATATTATTAAACATATCAAATAAGAGATTATAATAACTGAGAAAAACTTAAACATAATTTTACCAAATTTCTTTCATCGTCATATAACCCAACGCACAAGTATAAGCATCGGTCATATCATAACTCTCTTTTTTAAGTGTATTGTTTTTGGTGTAAGACCAAATAATTTGTGGTTCTCTTTTGGCAACCAATTCCCATATAACGGCTTTCTTATCAATATCTTTTGGTAATCCACCAAATAAGACAAATTTACCCTTATCATTTTTTTGAACCAAATGAGGGAAGGCGAATTTTCTTGAATTATAGGTCGAAACGAATTCAGGTACAACACCAAGAACACTATAAACTTCTTTACATACCAACGTATTAAATCGTATTAATGTTCCAACCGTATAAACATTATTTGAATTTAATAAAGGTTCTTCAATAACCACATGTGTAACTCCCATTCCAACATATTCCTCGAGTTTTTTCCTAAAAATATCACTCTTAATAATGAGTTCTTCTATCTTATTTTCAACCTTTGGTTTCGGTACTGGTGATACGTGCGTTAATTCCAATAATTCTTTTGTTTGAATGTCAAATAAAGCACATCCAATTGTTCTTGTTGAGACATCGAGTCCAAGAACTTTAGGTGAAGTTCTGTTAATAGATTTTGTCATATTATTTAATCTAACGTCTTTTATTTATACGTCCTTTTCGATAATTTAATTATTTGATAAAAATTGTAAAGTTTTTTCAATCTATTTAGAAATCGAGTTTAACTACGAGTTGTTGTATTCCTTGTCTCAATTGAGGTGATTGTAATTTTGAAATAACAACAAGGTCTTTATTACTATCATATAAACCAATTTCAGTAAAATAAGATGTAGTACCTGAAGTCCAAGTTGGGTTTGATGTATTAGTGAACTGGTTCCTACCAAGATTTATCAAATACCTCATTTCATATATTGTTGCAGAAATATCCGTTTCGAGATTACCGTAAAAATAAAATTCGTCACCAAAATTCAATATTTGTGATTCACCATTTTGAGGAATATCAATATAATTTGCCAAATTATAGGTTACACCACTATTATTATAAAGTTCAGGAGTTATTTGGAATGTCGTACCTGTTAGTCCACTAACCGTTATACATCCATTAACACTTGAACCACTAATTAGACTAGTTACATCAATTTCTTTCCAATTTGTTGGACTTGGTTGGGCATCTCCAACAACTAACTGACAAATTAATTTTATCGAATTTGCTGAAAATCCTGTGAGAGTTAAGTTAGAAAAACCACCATTAGATAAGAATGGGAACTCACTCCCGAACCTAACCGCAACATTTTGTGAATCAGTTGTACATCCTGTTGTTGGTCCAGTAATTACTGAGTAATAATTACAATGTAAAGAATCCGTAAATCCTGTAGAATCTAATCTATATGTAACCCACATTCTTTGAGTATCATTTGTTAAAATACCCGTTGCATTTTGACCGTTTGAAAAACAAGTATTTGGAGTTAAAAGAGATAACTTTGGTGCCGGTATTGTCCAATTTCTATTCGCTTTGTAAGACATCGCAGCGATAATTTCCTCATCGTCAAAAGTAATGATTTGTGAATCGGGAAACACTTTTCCAACTCTATTCAAATTACCATTACTATCCGGATTCGTGTCCCACAATTGATAATAACGAATACCAGGGTCATTCATATCAACATTTTTAGTTGATTTAATATAGTGAGGTTGACATAAATCAGGATATCCCGGAGGGTCAATATAGAATGATTCTCCGATAGTACCACCTGTGGATTTATGCCACATTAAAGTTGGTAATGTTATCCTAAAACTTCTAGCCAATCCTGTATTATTTGTTGGATTTTGGGGGTCGAATGGTGTTGTAGCGAATTTCTCACCATAAACATTATCGATATCTTGGTTTGTATAATGGACAATACCAATTGTTTTTTGTTCGTAAGGTTGGACATTAATTCTTTCGTCAAATGAATTGTAATAATATGTATCGGTAGTTTGTGATGGACTAGTCGAACTAACCCAAAATGTTTGTCCCGTAATTTCCTGATAACCCAAATATTCTTTTGTCCCAATGTAAGATACTGAACCATATTGATTATAACCTTCGTATCCACTACTAAAAACACCCGCGGGACTTACAGACCATGGAATATTCATATTCCAAATTACAGTGTTCTCACGCTTTGAGATATCACATGGGGATTCAAAATTAATCGTA